TTGGGAATGGTATACCTCTGGACCTAGACAGCGTTTACAGCCTGGTGGAGCCATAGTATTAGTGATGACTAGGTGGAGTTCTATAGATCTGACTGCTAAATTACTAGATTCGCAAAAAGAAGCGCTTGCAGATCAATGGGAAATGATAGAGTTTCCTGCTATTTTTCCTGAAACCGACAATCCTTTGTGGCCTGAGTTCTGGCCTAAAGATGAATTATTAAAGGTTAAATCTTCTATTCCTGGAATTAAATGGAATGCTCAATGGATGCAGAACCCTACTGCTGAAGAAGGCGCCATTATTAAAAGAGACTGGTGGAAACGCTGGAAACACAAAAGCATACCTCCTGTTAAATATATTATGCAATCCTACGATACCGCATTTTCTAAAAATCAAACTGCTGACTTTTCTGCTATATCTACATGGGGAGTATTTAAACCATCAGAAGATTCTCCTGACTGTTTAATATTGCTTGATTGTCAAAAAGGTCGTTGGGATTTTCCTGAGTTAAAAGAAATAGCTATGCGTGAATATAGTTACTGGGAATGCGATATGGTTTTAATTGAAGCCAAAGCATCTGGTACTCCGCTTACCCAAGAGTTGCGGCGAATGGGCATTCCTGTAGTTAATTATTCACCAACTAGAGGTCATGATAAACACTCTAGAATGCACTCAGTTGCGCCTATTTTTGAATCAGGAATGGTATATGCACCTAATAAAACCTTTGCAGAAGATATGATAGAAGAATGTGCATCATTTCCATTTGGTGCTAATGATGATTTATGCGATACTATGACTCAAGCCCTAATGCGTTTTCGTGAAGGCGGTTTTGTTTCTTTAGCCAACGATTACGAAGATCAGGAAAGGCAAAAACCTCTTAGGGCGTATTATTGATGAGATTATAAAATGGCAATAGAAAAACAATTTCCAGAAGAAGTAATAGATACAACAAAAACTCAAGACAATGTTGATACTCAAATTATTGATGTATTAGAAGCTATGAGTGAAGGTGAAGAGAATGTGCAGATGCAAGAAGACGGTTCTGCAATACTAGGCCCAGAAGAGTCTGTAATGCCAGAAGTAGGCTTTGCAGAAAACTTAGCTGAAGTTATATCTAAACAGGAGTTATCTACAATATATATTGAATTAGTAGGAGCTATTGAAAGCGATAAATCATCTAGAGAGGATTGGGAAAATACTTATACCGATGGCCTTAAATACTTAGGTATGAAGTTTGATGACAATAGATCTGAACCTTTTGCTGGGGCTAGTGGTGTTATTCATCCATTGTTAGGCGAATCTGTTACTCAGTTCCAAGCGCAAGCATATAAAGAATTATTACCAGCAGGCGGTCCAGTCAAAACACAAGTTATAGGTGCTTATGATGGTTTAGTTGAAGAACAAGCACAAAGAGTTAAAGAATTTATGAATTATCAAATTCTTCACGTTATGGAAGAATATGATGAAGAGCTAGATCAAATGTTATTTTATTTACCACTTGCAGGCTCTGCATTTAAAAAAGTCTACTATGATGAAACTCTAGGTAGACCTGTATCAAAGTTTGTAGCACCAGAAGATTTAATCGTGCCTTATTACACAACTGACTTAGAGACCTGTTCGCGAATTACTCATGTCGTTAAGATGCCAGAAAATGATGTAAGAAAGCTACAAGCTATTGGTTTTTACAGAAATGTAAATGTAGAGTCTGGAGATAATGTGGACATAACTTCAGACATACAATCAGAAAAAGAAAAATTAGAAGGTATGGAGCCTAGTTATGACGATGGTGAAGTATCTGTTCTTTATGAAGTTCATTGTAATTTAGATTTAGAAGGCTTTGAAGATATGGGCCAAGACGGCGAACCTAGTGGAGTTAAGTTACCTTACATAGTAACAATAGACTCTAATAGTGAAAACATATTAGCTATCAGAAGAAATTTCAAAGAAGAAGATCCAATGAAGAAAAAGACTGAATACTTTGTGCATTTTAAATTCTTGCCAGGTTTAGGTTTTTATGGTTTTGGACTAACACACATGATAGGAGGCCTATCTAAAGCTTCTACATCTATTATGCGTCAATTAATTGATGCTGGTACTTTAGCTAATTTACCCGCTGGTTTTAAAACTAGAGGTATTAGAATTAGAGATGAAGACGAGCCAATCCAACCAGGTGAATTTAGAGATGTAGATGCACCAGCAGGATCACTTAGAGATGCAATACAACCATTACCATTTAAAGAACCTAGTGGCACTTTGTTGAGTTTATTAGGACTATTAGTGCAATCTGGTCAAAAGTTTGCTTCTATAGCAGATACTAATGTTGGTGAAGGTAACTCACAAGCCCCAGTTGGTACTACTTTGGCTTTGATGGAAAAATCAAGCAAAGTATTATCAGCTATACATAAAAGACTACATAATGGCCAAAAGAAAGAATTTAGATTACTTGCTACTATATTTAAAGATAGTTTACCTCCTGTTTATCCTTACAATGTTTCAGGCGGCAACATGCAAGTTAAACAACAAGACTTTGATGATAGAGTTGATATATTTCCAGTAAGTAACCCTGACATATTTTCTACTAGCCAACGTATTGTAATGGCGCAAGAAATGATGCAACTGGTGCAATCTAATCCAGAAATACATGGACCTGGTGGAACTCACGAAGCCTATAAAAGAATGTATGCTGCTTTAGGTGCAGACAATATAGATCAATTATTAATGCCGCCACCTGATACAACTCCTAAGCCTATTGAGTCTGGTATGGAAAATAGTAGTTTAATGATGGGTGGGCCAGCGCAAGCCTTTCCAGAACAAGACCATGATGCTCATATAGCAACTCATGTATCTTTACTAAACATGAGTCCTGTGCAAATGAATGCTCAGATTCAAGGTAATATACATTCACACATTATGCAGCATTTACAATTAAAAGCAGATGCACTTGCACAACAACAAATGCCACCTGAAGCTATGCAACAGTATCAACAGATGCAACAACAAGCTCAACAAATGCCGCCGCAAGAGGCTGCTCCTTTAATGCAGCAGGCTCAAGCTATGTTAGCGCAATTTAGTTCTCCGATTATGTCTGAACTTATGCAGCAATTTTCTCAACAAGTATCAGCACCACCGCAAGAAGATCCACTTGTCACTATTAGAAAACAAGAGCTTGCCTTAAAAGGCCAAGAGCTATCACAAGATCAACAACAGTTTGAATCTAAAGAAAGATTGCGTATGGAAGAAAAGTTACGTCAAGATAAAATTGATGTAGAAAGAATCCAAGCACAAAAAGATATAGCTGAGTTAAAAGATGACACCACTAGAGATAGAATGGATCAACAAAAAGAATTAAAATTAATTGATATTGGCTTAAAAGGTCTGTAAGGTACACTATATGAAAAACGTAAAAGTATTAAAAGGAAAACAAAGTTACTCTAACAAGGGTACTGTACCATTTAAAGCTGTTTCAGAAGCTCCTAAAAAAACCAAAGCTTCTTCTACTCCAGGAATGGGAAAGGGGAAAGCTAAAGGTATGGGTGCTGCTGAGTTTGGTGGTAAATTTTCTGGTATATATTAAATGTCAATTCTTTGGCTGTCTGAACAGCTAAAAAAAAGAATTGGTGAAAAGAAAGAAGATATTCAAGTATCTATTATGAATGGTACTAAGGATGTTGAAGAATATCATTATCTACGTGGGCGCTACAATTCTCTCGCCGACCTAGAATCTGAACTTAGAGAATTGCTAAAAAAGGTAATAGAAAACGATGAGCAAGGTAGTAGTTCCTGAACATGTCGCAAAATCAGTAGAAAAAGATCTACAGCAAAAAAAACAACAAGCAGAAGATAAAAAACCCGAAACGGTTAAAAAAGTTGAAAATGCTTACACAGAAGCAACAAAACGAGTCTTAGATCCATCATTGCTTGATAAATCATTTTTAGAACGTATGCCTCAGCCTACTGGGTGGAGGATTCTTATATTGCCATATAAAGGCAAGGGCGTAACTGAGGGTGGTATTCAACTAGTAAAAGAAACAGTTGATAGAGAGTCTTTAGCAACAGTAGTGTCATACGTTGTTAAAACAGGTCCATTATGTTATTCAGATAAAAATAAATTTGGAGAAACTCCTTGGTGTCAAAAAGGAGATTGGGTATTAATTGGTAGATATGCAGGAGCTAGGTTTAAACTTGGTGACGACGCAGAATGCCGTATTATAAACGACGACGAAGTTATCGCGACTATTGATGATCCCGATGATATCGTTAGCGCATAACGTGAGGAGGACTCATGCCAGAACCTGAAATAAATGAAGAACTACAACAACCCATAGAAGATGGTGAAATTGTTGAATTAGAAACAGAAGAAGTTTCCGAAGACAAAGAAGCTGTAGCTGCTGTAGAAAATGTTTCTGTTGAAGAAGAAAAGCAAGTTAAAAAAGAAGACGAGTTAGAAGATTATTCTAAAGGCGTTCAAAAAAGAATAGCTACGCTTACTAAAAAAATGCGAGAGCAAGAAAGAGCAGCTAATTCTGCTTATGAGTATGCTCAATCATTACAAGCAGAAAACAATAAATTAAAAGAAAGTAGTACGCAATTAAATAAAAACTATTTATCTGAAGCTCAAAACAGATTAACGTCTCAAAGAGCGCAAGCTAATGCAGTTTTAAAAAGTGCTTACCAAGAACAAGATTGGGACAAAGTAACAAAAGCCCAAGGCATTTTAGATAAGATAACGGTTGAGGAAAGTAAGTTAGCTAACAGTAAACCTGTTGTAGAACAAGAACAACCAAATAATTATCAAACGTATCAACAACCCATGCAACAACAGCAACAGCAAATGGCTCAGCAACAAGCTAAGCCTGATCCTGAAGCTGAAAAGTGGGCTGATAAAAACGAGTGGTTTGGTCAAGATGAAACAATGACTTTAGCTGCTTTTAACATTCATCGTAAATTAATTGAGGAAGAGGGCTTTGACACTTCTGATTCTACATATTATGATGAGATAGATAAACGTATCAGAACTGAATTTCCTCACAAATTCTCAACAGGTGATGAAGTCAAGTCTAATAGCAAAATGCAACAAAATGTTGCACCAGCTGGAAGGAGTGATAGTTCTGGGCGCAAACGTCAAGTCAAACTTAGCGCAAGCGAAGTTCAAATGGCAAAACGTTTAAATGTGCCGCTTGGTGAATATGCCAAGTACATTAAAAGGTAAATTATTATGACTGATGAGACAAATATAGAACACAATAACAGAGCTCCGCGCTCTGCAGAAACTCGAGCTAAAGATACTGCTCGCAAACCTTGGCGTCCCCCATCTATGTTGGATACGCCTCCAGCGCCTGAAGGATACACCTACAGGTGGATAAGAGCTGAACTCGTTGGTGAAGAAGATAGAAAGAATGTTATGTCTAGGATGCGTGAGGGTTTTGAACTCGTACGTTCCGAAGAGATAGGAGATTTCGAACTTCCAACTATGGACGACGGAAAGCACGCTGGAGTAGTAGCCGTGGGTGGTTTGCTGTTGGCAAAGATTCCTAACGAAACACGTGACGAAAGAAACGCCTATTTCACAGAACGTGCACAATTGCAGCAAGATGCAGTTGACAATGATTTAATGAAGGAATCCGACCCTAGTTCTCCGATGTTAAAACCTCAGAGATCTACAAGCGTAACTTTTGGTGGTGGAAACAGAGATTAATCTGATTTCACTTAAATAAAACTTTTTAAAAAAAGGTAAATATTATGGCGAATGTAAATGCACCTTTCGGTTTAAAACCCATTGGAAAGTTAGGCTCGGCTGTTAATTCTACAGGAACAACAGAGTACGACATTCTATCAGGTACAACTGGAACTATTTATACAGGCGACCCAGTAAAAATGGTTAACACAGGCGGCATTGCCGTTGCTGCTGCTGGCGATTTATTACTAGGAGTCTTTCAAGGCTGTCACTTTACTAATTCAGACGGAGATAAAATTTTCTCTCCTGTTTGGACTACAGCGACAGTAACCAGCGACTGCAAAGCAGCCGTTGTCGACGACCCAGATGTCTTATTTGAAGTACAATCAGCTGCTACAGGTAGCGTTACTCAAACCGATGTTG